CTCGGTAGTGATCTTCCCCAGATAACCACGAACGGGCTCCATGCCCATCGTCGCGGGATCTGGGGCACCACTGTTGCGGTAGAAGTAGGCAAGCTTTTTAAGGTCGGGCGCATGCGCCCGGCCATTGCTAAGCCTACGCACGTATGGGGTCGGGTCACGACTCTCCGGACGGAGCGCCGCGTCCAAAACCCCAAAGCTACGCCGATCCTTACGGACCGGCTTCACACATACGTGTTCAACAAGATAACCCTCCAATCCATCGCTGGATTTAGCTGGAGGGGTCTTGGCCGACAATGCCTCATCGCGCCCGACATGGAGGCCTACGTCTCCCATTTCAGGTGGCACATTCAAGCGCCAACTGTGGGGGACCCGCCCTTTGCACCATTTCCAAAGGGAATGGTAGCGATGGGGAAGGCAACCATAAACTCGAAGACACCATGCCCGCAGCGCATTTGCTGCTTGTAATTGGTATGGTACTTGCGAGTCTGGATCGCGGTGGAGGTAAAAGGGTCTTACATTACGACCCATAAACCAGTCGGTACCGCAACTTTCGAAGAACGTGCCTGCCAAGCACGTCTTCTTACTGTTAACCTGGAATCCGAGGTATTCCAAGCGTTCGATCAGAAGGCCTGCGTGTTCTTGCGGGACGATAATATCGTCGCCGTACACAGCCGTTTGGCCTAACCTACCACTGGGCACCGTCGCCCTCACTAAAGCGAGGAACAACGTACTCTCTAGTGGGAATGTAAAACCGTTCCCCATACTAGAAAACATCTCCAAATCATGCCATTTCCCATCGATTTTCATCGAATGAGAGCGTGCAAGATTTAAAAGATGGAGCCAACGCACACCATCTGGGTGTTTGTTGTATATTAAAGCCAGGGTTACTAGCACTTTAGAGACGGTATTAGATGCACTACGTAAATCGATTGTAGCGCTTCCGTCTTCGAATGCTAGCTCAGCAAGGATTTGGTTCCATAGCTGAGAGGTAAGATCTACACCATAACGCTTCAGCCGAGACGCTATGTGACGCCCTATGCCCATTTGTAAAAGAGAATTCTCTTTGGGCTCAGACGCCGCACCGCGGTCGACTTCGGAGTTTTTTGGTACAGTGAAGTATCTATTACCACGGGCTGTCACAGTCTTCGATAAGGAGTTAACCCTATAGTCAACTGATCTTTGGCCAAGTATGCCCTTTAACAGGGGCAGGGCGTGGTTTGTGATACATGGAATAGCTTCGTGTTTTATACTCGGAACTAGACCGTCAGATCGCAC